ACTATCATCACTTGAGCGTGAATCACATCCTAATACTGACCAGCCATCACCTTGTATTGCAACTAATGTTGTCATGTCCCCTACTTAGTTATCTTGTTCGTGATGTACGAACGCTTGCGTTCGCTTTACCTGTTCCTGTAAGACTAGATATTAAACTCATAGCGTCCTGAGGTGGTGCTTCTTGAGGTGGTAACGGAGAGCCTCCTGCTGGAGGACCTGAGGGAGCAGGGGACGTTTGCTCAACCGTTTGAGTAGGCTCACCAGCAGGAGGGACTTGCTGCTGCGGGGTAAATGTGGCTTCAATAGCGTCTTCTAATGCTTGACCTTTTTGACGAGCCTTGATAACCGCAGCAATTTTACGTACAACTTCGGAAGCGTCTTGTCCCTGTGTAGCCATTTGTGGTATTGCCTGTGTATAAGCAGTAAGCGAGCCTAGTAATGCTGCCCGCATGTCTTCAATTTCAATTTTTTCTAGTTCTTGAGTTACGTTTACAGTAAATGGCAACTCTCTCATAGCCATATCTTTAGATATTAACTTACCGCCAAGAGCCTGTAGCATGAAGATAAGACCTTGTGCAGGATTAAGACCAGCAAGCATACCATAACGTACATCTGCTGAGTAATCGCCCTTAATGTCTTTAGTTGGCTTGTAAATAACCTCGTAAGGTGAACCAGAATCTACACCACGAATTGTTTTTTCTTCTGGAAAAATTACTTCGTCTGCTTCAAAACAGATTTTAATAACATCACGTAACGCTGCAGCAAAGATTGCTTGTGCTGATTTAACTTGTGTATCAAAAGCACCCATAAGTGCTTGCACACCTTGACCAGTTACAACAGATGCGCTGATATTACCAGTACGAGACTCAGGATAACGTGAGCCAACTCGTAATTCTTGGTTAAGAAGTGTCTGTTCTGTAAAGGCACCTTGTGGTAGAGTCAATTCTACACGACGTACACCTGCAGGATTAGCAGTACGGATGACTGCATCTCCACCAAGTTGTAATTCTTGCACATCATTTGGCAATACAATAGGAGCCTGTACAGATTTCTCTGCTGCCTCCATTGCAAGCAATGCAAAACGGTTACGAAGTAACTGAATGCCTAGAACATCATCAAACTGTCCACGTAGTTCATTATCAATAGATGGTTTACGAGCAATAATAACCATCATCTTACCAATAGGGTTTGCTACGCGTGATAAAACTAAGTTGTTTCTAGCAGGAATAAAGATTAAAGATTGTTCGTCATCATAATAACGAATCATTTCAACTTGCGCATTTAAATCTTGGGTGTATCCATCTTTACCAAGTAACTGAGTATCATACTCAGGAAACTCAGAAATGAGTTCACCTAAAGTTAAGAAGTATCTTTTTGCAAAAGCAATACAACGTCCAAAGCGGTCAAACTCAGGATAGGAACCAATTGGATTTTCAATACGAATACGGGGAAGTTTGGCTTCTTCATCTAATTCAATAATAAAAGGAACAAAACCATAGGTAATATACCAGTCAGCACCTGAGTACATTTGTACTGAAAGGTCTGAATGCTGAAAGTAGTTAGAAGCAATACGAGTTCTTTTATCTGCAAACGTACGAGCACGGTCACTTGTCTGCACTGCTGCAGAACAGTTGATTGCTGGAAGTGGTGCCATTACCTCAGATAAATCACGGGCAACGATATCAATAAAGTTAGCAACTACGTTAGCATCTACACCATCTGGAAAGAAGTCTGGATAAACCTGTGATATCTTTCCTTTACGGACAGCAAGTACGTCAAGGTTACGACCATCGCGTTCTCTGTTGCGATAACGTAAAGACTCTACACGTGCTGCAATCTGTTCAATTGATAATGCCACAGTTGTCCTTTAGTTGTATTGTTCTTGCCATTGGTCTGCAAACGCTTCGTCTAGATTGATACCCATGCGATTGGACATCTGCGCTCTTGTAGCCCAACGGTTGTTTTGATAGTTACCTACTTTTGTATTTTGCTGCATTAATTCTCTACATCTTATCACTGCAAACCACAATGCCATTACACAGTCAGTTGGGTTCTTAGTGTCAGGCTTCCATGTAATGAGTTGTTGCACTAAAGACTTAAGTCCTTCAGAACCCTCATTAGATGGTAATTCAATCATATTGTTATCTTGGAAACGTGTATCACGCATACTGCCAAATAAGGCAGCCATAGATGCTACACCAAATCCAACATCCCATTTGTTCTTACCTGTAAAGTGGGAGTTTAACTGGCAACCGTAAGAAGCCAAAAAGTTTCTAAGGTCTGTATCCATAGCGTAGTACTTCTGGTGGGCGTTGATTTCAACCCTAAACTCTTGTGGTCTAAACCGTTCTACCCATTCTTCAATAAGAGCAGTCTCTTTTTGTGGAGTAGGGTCAACCATATTGATGCAATCTAAAACATATATCTTGCCATCTGAGCGGTTGTAAGATACAGCCACAAAGGCAGAACGTCCCGTCACAGCAGGGTCAAAGCCAATTACTGTGTAAAGAGAGCCTACGTTTTTAGGATGTCCTGGGGTGTCCTCTTTAAGTGGACCGCGCTTTCGCATACCGTTAACGCTTCCTGCAACGCAAGCAGGGGGGAAGATGGAGTCCGATTGGACATCTTCTTGTTGGTAAACCATTGCCCATACGGAAGGAGCAACTTCAGAGCGTCGCGTAAATAACGAGGGTCCGTCCCATTTGGGATATAGCCCTTGCTCGTTAACCTCATCTACGTCGCCCTCTTGCTTGTCCGTCCAGGGCCAGAGTGTTTTCCAGTTCTCTGGCTTCTCATCAAACTCTAAAACGGCTGGCATTGCCATATAGGTAAAGGGGGATTTACCGCCAGTCCATTGGTTGCCATCTTGTATCATTTTATATAAATCGATGGGAGCGACACGGGTTCCTACTATAAGTAGTTTTCCATGTCGTCCCAGACGGGTGATAACTTCTTTTTGAAGCCATTCAATTTGCTTCTCCCATTCATGGGCATTTGCGTTCATCACCACATCGTCTAGGATAATCAGGTCGGCGCGTGCGCCATAAATCTGAGACCCAAATCCTAAAGCCTGTACAGAGGGGTCCTTCTCACCAGAGTCTCGTCCAGCACCTAGGTAGAGCATGTCTGCTGACCAAGTTGGAGAGTCTGCTTTGTAGCCACCTTGAGGACCAAAGGCTACTTGTAACTTAGTCCAGTTAGGATGGCTAAGGCGGGTCTTAATGGCTGAAAGGAACTTTCGGGCCATACCCTGGGTTTTGGAAACAATAATGATTCTGACGTTAGGGTCGATAGCCAGACGGTAGGTGACGTAGTTGATGGTCAGTACGGTCGATTTGGCATGCTCGGGAGGTACGTTAATAAGTACCCGGTTCTTAGCCCCAGACTCGTAGGTCATAGAAGGATGTATCCATCTAGGCTCTCGTTCTTCAATTAGGTCTACCCATGACTTGTGATGGTCAAAGAGTTGGCTGTCTAGGAACTGGGCTGAGAAGTCTTCAAAAGATATGTTCTTTAGGTCGGCTAGGTCTACCTTGATGCCCTCGCCTACAAGGCGGGCTTTCTCGGCTTCTTCCTTAAAGGTTGGGTCTGTAAAGGTCCACTGCCGGTAGGCTGACTCGGAGCGGTTGACCGCCTCCATAGCCATCTTAATGGTCTGTCCCTGCTCAAGCAGGGTAAGGACCATCTTCTGGGAATCCTCTTTAGATAGGTTCTTAGTAGCCATTACCTGTGTCCCTACTGGTGGCTCTTAGTAGCCAATCTAACGGTTGGGTCTAACTACCCTATAGGCAGTACTCTCCCATTATAATTACATATATATTACTATATATTATATATAGGAGTTCCGGGTAAAAGGAGGAACTCCGTAAAGTATTTATATACTTAAGATAACCTGTTCAAAGTAGTAATTCCGAACAAAGTTCGGGATATTGTCCTAGTTTGTCCTATTATATAGGGGGGTATATTATATAACAGATAATTTTTATGGGATACTATATAAGTGTATTGCTTCGCAATTAAATAACCCTAGGGTCAAACATTTGTAATTATGCTCTAGTTCATGCCTATTTATTGTCTGGACTATTCTTTTCTTCTGGTTCATGCACTTAATGAGTGAGTAACTATCTGCCATACCAAAACAACATTGAAAATTGGGGGCAATAAATAAATAAATATGCGGGCAAGTCCTGACCTGACAGCGGCAACCCTCAACTTATCCTTGAAGGCTGGACATATCCGGCGAGTGTGTCCATATTATAATAATATGAGCAGGAAAAGTTTTTTTTCTTTTTGCCTTTTGGGGTTGCAATTCTGGCAAAAGAGAGGACACTTAAGACATGGGGAAAATCCCCTGAGCCGATTCAGGCTCTTTTCTAAGGATAGAAAAATGACCGCTTCAAAAATGGCACCAAAAGCAAAAGCACCAAAAGCCGCACCAGTAATTTCACCAAAAATTTCAACCGCTTACTCTGAATTAATTACAGCCGGAGTCAATGCTGAATCCGCTAAAAGTAACTTTAATTCTGATGCGATTGAATTCGTAGTCTGGCTTGATGCACAGCGTGAGAGCGTTGAAATCAAGAAGGCAACAATTTCAGCACTATCAAAAGACCTCACTTTTTCAATGCCGGTAAAGGCTTCTCATGTCCAAGTAACCGGAACCGCCGTCCATATTATTACCAAGTACGGACGTGAAAATAAGGTCAGCGAAATTTTGACACTTGCCAAGCGTGTAAATTCTGAGGTTGGGATTGATGGCGCGATTGTTCACATTGGAAAATTCGCAACATTCCAAGAGTTGAAGGATGGCACCAAAAGCACAGCCGAAATCCAAGCAGAAAAAGCAGAAGCCAAGCCAGCAAAAGAAGCAAAAGTCTTAGGATTAGCGCAGATTTTCCAAAAGACCATCAAAGAAGCCAAAAAACTAGACCTGACCAAAGTTAAACTAGAAGGCTTGGACATCCAGTACCTTATCGAGATGAACAAAATTCTAGCGATAGTCGCTAAGAATAGTGGACTAGATAAGGCTAAAGCCTAGTAAGTAGAAAAGTAGCCCTCAGCCCGAAAGGGTTGGGGGTTATTTTTTTGCCCAAAAATTTTTCCAACACAAACCCAACACAAACTTTTTGAGGAGAAGCGAAACGAGCCGCGAGTCGAACAGCGCACCCAATTTTCAACACAAACCTGATGCGTAGCGAGTAGCGCGTGGCGCATGGGGCAGGGCATATTATTATAATATGGAAACCTTTTGCGCTTGCGCTTTGGGGCTGGGCATGGTAGACTTCTCTCAAGAAGGTCGGAGATGGATAGTCCAACTCCTAAATCAATCTCATATTATAATAATATGGGGAAGGATAAAAAATGGGTAACTTAGTAGAGGATTCAGAACGCATGATTAAGCAATTACAGGACTTGATGAGAGCCACAGTAGAGCATAATAAGGCTTTGGATGCTCGCAAGTATGAGGTCAATATCCCTGCGCTTCGCGCTCTTGGGATGATTGACTAATGTGTAAAAATTGCAAGATATTTGGTTGGGCTAATGTTACTGGCTTATGTTTATGGTGCTACGAATTAAGTTTAAGAAAATTAAGGAGGTCATAATGAGCCACAGCGATAACACCCAACGAAAATTCGACAAGGGTTTTCCTAAATGGCTTGAGTTTAAGTTGAATCTCAAGCATGATGACCCAGAGGATAGGCGTTTTGAAAGCCGTCAGGCTGAGAATCGTCAATGGAAAAAGGAGTTGTACGCATGATTCAGATTCAGCACTCAGATTGTGATGAAAAGTTTTTGACTTCTTGTGATTGGTGTGGTGAGGATATCTGTGAAAATTGTGGAGAAAGAGCAGATTGGGATTGCCCAATTCATGGATGGGCAGATGTAGATGAGTCATAAGTAATAGCCCACGCTAGGCATTACGCAGGTGCAATTCCTGCGGTGGGCACGTTCATATTATAATAATATGACACTAGATAAGGAGTAGGTATGAGTAAATGGGATATGCTAGCGGTAATTATTGCGCTAGTAACTAGCGGTATGGTGAACGTCATAGCCATTAGGCGCAATATCGTACTTGAACGGCAATTATGGGAAGCCAAGCGCAGGTGGGTTAAATCACTTACGCCAGCCGAGCGTGGTTAATATGAATCTGGAACTAACCAGAGATGAGTCTGAAATCATACGCACAGCACTAGCGGAATATGCCAATAGTGCTACACTACGCAATAGATACGAAGGGCATGCGATTCAGGTCGAGGGCTTGCGCTCTAGGTTGAGTGATGCTATACTTGAGGCAATGCTCGCCAAGGTAGGCAAGTAGATATGGTGGAGAATCCATCATATTATTATAATATAAGGAGAAATCATGACAGCAAATGAAATCACAGAGGATGAGGTTGTTGAGCCTCTAACCTGTGGTTACTGTAGTAATACTGGTGAGGAATTCAATGTACAGATTGCCAGTAGTGGTGAAAACATCTGCAATGAGTGTGGCTACACTTGCGAAAGATGTGGCGACTTAGGCTCTATGGATGATAACTTCCACACAGTAGATGGTTCGCAGATATGGTGCGCTGAGTGCGTTACCAATTATGCTAACTATTGCAATTTTTACAGACATGCTGAGTACCACACATACCCTGAGTATTATCTCAATGACCAGAGTGAATACTGGTGTAGTTCATGTTGCGAATCTTATGCTGAATGGTGTGAGGGTTGTGATTCCTACAACAGAGAGGGTTGTGAGGAATGTGAGGAGAGTCGGAGTGATGGAGGTTTCATCCATGATTATTCTTACAAGCCAGACCCTATCTTTTATGCAACCGATAGCGACAATACTAGGCTGTACTTTGGTATTGAGATTGAGATAGAAGCCAAGAGTGCCAACTGGGATACGCGCCAAGAAGCGGCTGAGTATGCTTACCGATTAGAGGATGCCTATGACTTGGCTTATCTCAAGAGTGATGGCTCTCTGGCTTGTGGCTTCGAGATAGTTACCCATCCCATGACCCACGCTTACTTCAAGAATGAGGCGCAAGAGTTATGGAATACTACCGACAAGTTAAAAGATGAGATGAATATGATGTCGTGGGGTACTAAAACCTGCGGTATCCACATACATATATCTCGCGCTGGGTTTGCTGGTGGTGCGCATCAACACCGATTCTTGCAACTGGTGTACCACAATAAGGACTTCTACTCAGAACTAGCCGGACGTGAGTCCGATAACTGGGCTAAGTTTACTGACGTGGTTAATTACAACACAGGCAAAATATCACTTGCTAACAAGATAAAAAATCATAGGGATACGGATAGGTATTCTGCTGTCAATACTATCAACCGCCATACACTAGAGATGCGAATCTTTAGGGGTAGTTTGAATCAGAACTTTATAAAAGCATCAATAGATTTGGCTCATGCAAGTGTAGAATATACTCGCGTGATGTCGTTGCAAGAGATAAAAG